GTGGGGGCTCCCCGTGCCCACCTGCCCCCCGGCGGCCGCGGGGGGGGGGGAGCGGGAGAAGGGCCAGCGCATCAAAATCAATGACCGCGAGGGCGGCGGGGGCTTCTTCCGCGAGTTCTATGTTGCGTCCTCCGTCTGCGAGATGGGGATGCTGCGCGTGGAACTGGAGGCGATTGACGAATGAGCTATATCCGCGTCAACGAGATCGGCGATGCTAGTCTGGAGCGCATCAACAAGATCCTCGCCAATGTGCCGGGCGGCGTGTTCAAGGCCGCGTCATCCGCGCTCAAGCGTGCCGGGGACACTGCAAAGACCCGCGCCGGACAGTTCGCCGCGGCAGAGTACACCATTGCCAAGGGCGACTTCATGCGGAATGTCAACGCCAAGAGCCGCATCCACGGCGGCGCAGGAGGCCTTCTGAGCATGAGCATCAGCTTCGGCGGGAAGGTGCTGCCGCTGCTGACCTTCAACACCACCTACACCCGGGACGGCACCATTCAGACGCAGGTCAAGCGCAACGGCGGCGCAGCCACGCTGGAGCACGCCTTTGTCGCGCACATCTTCGGCCCGACCGCTGTATTCGAGCGCGTCGGAGCGCCGCGCTTCCCCGTGGAGCAGAAGTTTGGCCCGTCTACCGGACACATGATGCGCAACGAGGAGGTCATTGAGAAGATGGACGAGACGATCCGCAAGACCTATGAGACGCGCATTGAGCATGAGATCCTGCGCGTACTGAACGGATGGGGAGACTGAGCCATGACACGAATCATTCTGCTGGAACGGCTGCGGGATTTTACCCGCGAGGCCACCGCCGACCTCATCATGCCGACGCGCATTCAAAAGGCGGACGAGAAACAGGGCTACCGCACGGCGGACATCTACCTCATGCGCCTGCCGGACGGCACGGCCGCGACCAAGAAAGCCCCCTATGTGCTGCACCAGCTCATCACCGGCATGGATCGGCAGCCGCAGGGCCAGCGGGCGGAGTCCACGGCAAAGGTCCGCTCCATCTGCTGCGTCTACAGCGACGACGAGCAGGAGGGCGGATTGATGCTGCTCAACCTCATGGAGCGGATGCGGATCGCGCTGCTGAAGCAGGTCATCATCGGGAATCAATTCACCCTCGACCTGGACGCGGGGCTTGAAACGATGGTCTATCCCGACGACACCGCCCCCTACTTTGTGGGGGAAATGCTCTCCACATGGGAGCTCCCCGCAGTTGAAAGAGAGGTTTCTTATGACTGACAAAATCATCGAATCGGCGGAGCAGACCGCCGAGGCCAGCCCCAAGGCTGCAAGGAAAAAGTCTGCCGCACAGAAACAGCCCGCAAAGGCGGACGGCTTCTGCGTGTATCTCGGTCCGACCGTGATGGGCGTGATCCAGCGCGGCACCATCTATCGCGGCAGCCGGCAGGAGGTCCTTGACGCCATCGCCCCCGCCATCGAGAAGCACCCGCTGATCGCTACACTGGTCGTGAGCGACACCACGCTCCCGGAGGACCGCATCAAAGTCAAAACGCCCGGAAACCTGCTGTATGTGAACTATCACAAGCTGGCCGCGGGCAAGAAGTAAGGAGGAAAATTCTATGAACCACGGCGTATATGTTTCGCAGCAGGCCACCAGCGTCAGCACCCCTGTCGTGGCGGAGTCCGGCATCCCCTTCGTGGTCGGTCTGGCTCCTGTCCAGGCGGCGGACAATCCCGCTGCGGCCGGCACTCCCGTTCTCTGCACCAGCTGGGCTGAGGCTGTGGAAAAGCTCGGCTATTCCGACGACTGGAAGACCTACACGCTCTGCGAATTCATGTATTCGCACTTCAAACTGTTCGCCTGCCAGCCTGTCATTTTCTGCAATGTCCTCGACATTGCCACCGCCAAGGAGTCCGTTGCGGCGGCTGACACCGCCGTTTCCGACCACAAGGTGAAGCTCCCCATCGAGGCCATCAACGACGCCAACCTTGTCATCAAGCCTGCGGGCGGCACCGGCAGCGCGTATGCGGCCGGCACCGACTACAACGCCTACTACAGCGGCGAGAATCTGATCGTGGAGTTGCTGAGCACCGGCAGCGCCTACTCCGCCGAGCAGGTGAACGTGGCCTACAACAAGGTCAAGGCATCCACCGTGGCCGTCTCCGACATCGCCTCCGCGATGGAGAATGTAGAGCTGTGCCTGACCCTGCTGGGCGTCGTCCCAGACCTGCTCTGCGCCCCCGGCTATTCCCAGCAGTCCACCGTGGCCGCTGCGATGGCGGCAAAGGCGGGCAGCATCAACGGTCTGTTCACCGCCAAGGCACTGATCGACATCGACTGCGGCGCTTCCGGCGCGCGCAGCTACTCCGATGTCCTCACCAAGAAGAACGCCGCCAACATCGCCGACGAGGACGAGATCGCGTGCTGGCCGATGCTGAAGCTTGGCGACTACAAGTTCCACCTGTCTACCCAGATGGCCGGTCTGATGGCACAGGTCGACACCGACAACGGCGGCTGCCCCTACGAGTCCCCCTCCAACAAGGGACTGCAGTGCGACGGCCTCTGCCTGGAGGACGGCACCGAGGTCAACCTGACGCTGGCGCAGGCCAACTACCTCAACGGCATCGGCGTGGATACCGCGCTGAACTTCATGAGCGGCTGGGTTGCCTGGGGCAACTACACCGCCTGCTATCCCTCCAACACCGACGTCAAGGATTACTTCATCCCCGTCAGCCGTATGTTCGGCTGGGTCGGCAACTCGCTCGTCAAGACCTTCTGGAGCAAGCTGGATAAGCCGATGAATCGCCGTCTGATCGACACGGTCCTCGACACCGCCAACATCTGGCTCAACGGTCTGGTGGGTATGGGCTACCTGCTGGGCGCTCGCGTGGAGATGCTGGAGAGTGAGAATCCGCTGACCAGCCTTATGGCCGGCATCATCAAACTCCATGTCTACATGACGCCGCCCTCTCCTGCTCAGGAGATCGACTTCGTGCTGGAGTATGACGCCAGCTATGTCACCAGCGCCCTGCAGGGCTAAAAGGAGGTTTGAAACATGGATCAGAGCATTATCAATTTCAAGGTCTACGAGGACAGCGTTGAGTATGTCGGTATGGCGCAGGCGACCCTGCCCGACCTGACCGCACTGACGCAGTCTATCTCCGGCGCCGGCATTGCCGGCAATGTGGAGGCGGTCATCCTCGGCCACTTCGACGCGATGACGCTGGGGCTGAACTTCCGCACCGTCACCGCGCAGAGCGTGAAGCTCTCCGAACCCCGCCGCCACACCATTGACCTGCGCGTGGCACAGCAGGACGAGGATGTCGTTGCAGGCGAGGTTGTCGTGCGCGCTGTGAAGCACATTTTTGTTGTTATCCCCAAGAGCGACAAGGGAGGCACCGTTGCCCCCGCCTCTCCCTCCAACGGCTCCGGCGAGTACGCTGTTCGCTACTGGGCGACCTACATCGACGGCAAGAAGGTGCGCGAGATCGATCCGCTGAATTTCAAGTGCGAAATCAACGGCGTCGATTATCTGGCGCCTGTTCGCACGGCGCTCGGCATGTAATCCACATTTCGCCCGGGGCGGTTTTCCGCTCCGGGCATATTTTTCAATTCTGAAAGGAGTTTCACCATGGCTGACAACAAGAATATTATTTCTCCCGATGCTTTTTCCACCGCTGTGGATCATGACGAGTTCGCTGCCGCTGAGGAGCAGGCCAGAATTAGCGAGAGCGCATTCACCGTGAAGCTGAAAAAGCCCTTCACCTACGAGGGGCAGACATTTTCCGAACTGACCTTCGACTTCGACAGTCTGACCGGCGACGATGCGCTGGCCATCGAGGACGAGCTTCAGGCTATCGGCAAGCCCACCATTTCGCCGACCTTCTCCGGGCAGTTCCTGATTCGCATGGCTGCCCGCGCCTGTACCGCGACCATCGTTGACGGAAGCGGCAGGCCGCGCCGCCTCGGTGATGATGCGCTCCGCGCGCTGCCTATCTCCGAGTTCAACCGTGTGCGGAGCAAGGCCCGCAGTTTTTTACTGGCATCGGAGCTGTAACCGGCGACGGCGGCATCTGGCTCCGCAAGCAATGCCTTATTATGGCAAAGAATAACAGCACCCCCGTACCCTACTGGCTCGCGCTGCCGCTGCCCTCCCTGTGTAAGTGGATCAAGGCCAGCAATCAGCTTGTGAAGGAAGCCAGAGAGAAGCACGGGAAGAAGTGATTGGAAAGGAGGGCCGATATGTCGAGTCGCAAAGAGTATGAGATGCTATTCCAGCTCAACGCGCAGATGGGAGGCAACTACAGCAAGACTTTCAGAGCCGCACAGCAGGAAATAGCCTCCATGCAGAAGGAGATCCAGGCCCTCTCCAAGACGCAGGCGGACATTTCCGCCTACCAGAAGCAGCAGGCCGCCGTGGAAGCGACGCGGAAGCGGCTGGAAATGCTGCGGCAGCAATATGACAATATCCAGCGGGAGATGGAGGAAACCGGCAACGACTCTGCCGACATGAAGAACAAGCTGTTGGCAAAGCAGCTGCAGATCGACAAGACCTCCGCCTCGCTTGAAAAGCAGACTGAAAAGCTGAATGCGCTGAGCGGAGCTCTGGAGGAAGCAGGCGTCAATACCGACGACCTCACCCAGAGTTCCGGGCAGCTTGCCGACAAGATCGACACGCTGAAAAAGAAGCAGGGTGAGGCCGCAGATAAGGCCATGACCTTCGGAGATAAAGCTGGGCAGGCATTCAACCAAGTCCATGAGGCTATCGTTGCCGCCGGGATTGCGGTCGCGCTGAAGGAAATTTACGAATACTTTGCCAGCTGCGCGCAGGCGTCTATGGATTTTGAAAGCTCCATCACCGGCGTCGCCAAGACCACAGACCTCACAGACGAGGAATTGGCGGCAATGTCGGATTCTATCAAAGCGCTGTCTACGGAAATCCCGGCAACTACCGATGAAATCGCGGCAGTTGCGGAAGCAGCCGGTCAGCTCGGCATCCAGAAGGATGTACTTCTGGACTTTACCGAGATCATGACCATGCTCGGTACCGCCACCAACATGACGGCAGACGAGGCGGCGACTGCGCTTGCGCGATTTGCCAACATCACCGGCATGTCAACGGACAATTACGGACGGCTCGGATCTGTCATCGTCGATTTGGGCAACAACTTTGCCACGACAGAATCCGAGATCGTGGCGATGGGTACGCGCCTGGCATCCGCAGGCAAGCTGGCCGGTCTGACGGAGCCAGAGATCATGGCTCTGGCGGCGGCTATGTCCTCTGTAGGCATTGAAGCAGAGGCAGGCGGTACCGCCATGACCCAGACTCTCAACGCCATTGAGAAGGCCGTTGCAAAGGGCGGCGATGACCTTTCGGAGTTCGCCCGCATCGCAGGAATGTCGTCCGAAGAGTTCTCTGCCGCATGGAAAAACGACGCCATGAGCGCCCTGACCTCCTTTATCGGCGGTCTTGGAAAGCTGGATGAACAGGGCGAAAGCACCGTGCTTGTGCTGGAGGATTTAGGGCTGACCGGTATTCGGCAGAGCAATATGCTCAAATCCCTGGGGCTGGCCGCAGACCAGATGACAAGCGCTGTTGACACCGCGAATACAGCGTGGCAGCAGAATACCGCTCTCACCAACGAAGCCAACAAGCGGTATGCCACAGCGCAGAGCCGGTTGACTATGATGCAGAACGCCTATAACAACCTCAAGGTTGCAATCGGCGATGCCTACACCCCGGCGCTCAGCGAAGCCTACGGCGTCGGCACGAAGGTCCTCAACAGCATTACGGCGTTCATTCAGAAGAACCCGGCGTTGGTCAATGCCATCACCGCCTTTGCAGGCGTGATCGGCGCGGTCGTCGCCGCGCTGGCTGCCTATGCGGTCGCTGCACAGATAGCCGCAGCCCCCAGTGCCCTCTCCACAGCC